GCGGCGTTTCTGCGCGAACGCCTCCCCCAGACCACGAAGTCCAACCCAATGTCGATGCGGGAACTCCCCGTGTCGACCGAGCAACTCGTGAAATACGCCCGGTACGAGGACGCCGCGCTACGCCCCCGCGACGCCTGGGCCGACGCCGCGGCGCGGGGGCACATTTCGCCGGAACTACTCGAAACGACTGAGGCTTTACACCCGGACTTACTGGCCGAAATCCGCGTGGCGGCGTACATGACGGTGCGCGACGAGGGGCCCCCGGTCTCGGTCCAGGGCCGGCTCCAATACGCCGCGCTGTTCGACGGCGAGGGTTCGTTCGCGGACCCCGCCATGGGGAAGGACGTGGCGACCATGGCGGCGCTCGCGTACGAGCAGCAGGTCCCCACGAAGTCCGGGGGCGGGCCCACGTCGAGCGGCAACGTGTCGCACGTAGCGGCCGCGGTGCAGGCCCCGGCGGGGTTAGCGCGTCTGGGGTGACGGCTCCGGGTCGTCTTTACCAGGACACGAAGCCCGGGCGGCCGATACTGACGCCCGGGCTTTCGTGTAAACCAGCCCGCACCGTGTGCAGACTTGCCAGGGCAGATTAGCAGTTGTACGAGCGCGTTTGAGGGGGAGTTGTTCCGGCTGGTGAGGCTTATTCATGCCCTGGTGTAGTAGCACCCGGCGCGGGCGGGGTCCACCCCGCCTCCAACAGTATCTTATCGAGCACCGCCGGCCGGGAGAGCACCAGCTGCCGTACCATCTCGGCCTCGGCTTCCGCGTCGGCGTCCGACGGGCGTAGCGACGCGGCCGACGCGTTGCGCGTGGCACGCGGACCCCACACGTCCGGATGGCGGAGCTGCAGCCACGCGATGGCGGCCCGCCAGTCCACCGCGGCGGCGGACTTGATGGCGTTGATGTGGGGTAGTTGCTGACCCTCCTCCTGGGCCACGAACACCCGCGCGAAGTCGCGATAGGGGTTCGTCGCGCCGGGGGAAAGCCCCATCTTTAGCCAGAGGTCGAGGGTGTCCTCCGAGATGCCCACGCACCGTGCGCAGGCCTCTTTGAACAGCCCCGAACGGGCCGCGGCCAGGAGCTGGTCCGCCAGGGCGGGCGTCAGCTCGTGGCCGGCGGGGGCGAGCGCGCCGTCAGTCATACGCTACGAAGTAGATTTCCTTCGACGACACGAGCGCGTAATAGCGTCGGGTGTACTGGCCATCTGCGCCGCGGACGACCCTAACCAGGGAAGTGCACATGTACGACGGAGAGAACGCCACGACGTCGCCCCGGGCTACGTCGCACTTGACGTCCGGGCCCGTGCGTACGACCCGCGCGTACTGCAGCGTGACCGAATCGCGCGGGCGCGACCCGGATTCCTGCGGGTTGTCGCGGTTGGCCGCGGCCGCACCGGTCGCGAGCAGCGAGTCCGGTGGCAGGATGGGGGACGAGTTGAACGCGTACTTGCGCATCGCCGCGTCGTCCCGCTCGACCAAGATGACGTCCTGGCGGGGAATCAGCTCCCCGTCCTTAACCACCGCCCACACGAACCGTGCCGGCACGATGGCCGACTCGACGCCATCGAACGACAGGAACGCGGAGATGCCGTTGGCTGAAATCCCCCCATCGTCGCCGCCGATGTACACGACGACCCGCTGGCCGGGTTCGAGCCCCGGCGTGGCCGACGCCACGACCTCCAGCTCCTGCGACGTCTCGGACGTCGTCAGCCGGTCGTCCAGGAGGATGATGCCGCCCGCGGTGGTGAACCCCGTAGCCACGCCGACGCGTTGGCCGTGGTGGTCGACCGTGATGCCCTCGCCGTGGTCGGTGACACAGTCCCGGGCGACGATGTGATTGTTCTTGCAATAGGCGCGCATGGTCAGTAAGCCTTCGGGTCTTTCTTCGAGAACGACTCGACGAACTCGGCCTTCGACTTCTTGGCCTTTTTCTTGCCCTTCGACGACTTCCCGGCCTTCGACATGGCGATGGCCACGGCCTGCTTTTGGGGCTTGCCGGCCTTACGCTCGGTGGCGATGTTGGCCGATACAGCGGCCTTGGACGAACCTGATTTGAGTGACATGGGTCAGTCTTTCGCGGGCAGGAAGGGCCCCTGCTTTAGTAGATACTGAGGATAGTACTGGTCATGAACGCAGGCCCCGCATGAGGCCCATTCGCGCTGGCGTTCGTTGTGATACACGGGGGCATCCCAGTAGTAGCCCCCGGCGCCGTGGCAGTTAGGACACTGCGATTGCTTCGGTTTCAACATACCGATGCAGCCTAGCATCACTTGGACTGAGCCGCAATCCACTCGTCTTTGGTCAGCTTGCGGATTTTGCTCGGCGCCGTACCGGCCGCGCGTTCCGGGGCGCGGGCCCGCTTGGCCTTCGGCGCGGCGGCACCGCCGTCGGCACCGAACACCTTCGCGCGGCGCTCGTACTCCTCCCGCTCGCGTCGGACTACCCGCGCGGCTGCTTGCTTCACGGACAGCTTCGGCTCGCCGAGGTCCGGGTCGATGGAATCCCGGAGTGTATCCGCGACCTTAGCCTCCCACCCGTCGATTTGCCGGACGACGTCCTTGACGTCGACCTCATCGCGGAGGGTCTCGTGGAACGCGGCGTCCGCGCGGGCCGCGCGTTCGGCCTCCAGCTCGGCCAGGCGCGTGTCCTTCGCGGCCAGCTGGGTCGTCAGCGCCGGCACGCGGGGGTCTACCGACCCACGGGCCCGCACGGCCGCAGTCCAGGCCTGGTCCGGGTCCTGGTCCGTAAGCAGCGCCACCAGCTCCAGCAGGGCCTCGGGCCGGCCCGACCGGGTGGCCTCGACGAGGCGAGACACGGGCGACCAGCGCTCGACGACGGTCTCGGCCTGGCGTAGCACGCGGTCGCGCTCGGCGACGACTTTGGCCTCTTTCCGTTGACGCGCGGCCCACTTCGGGGTCTTTTCGTCGAATCCCGCGGGGTCCTCCCCGAGTAGGTCGGCGATGGTGTCCAGGTCACCAGCCCGGAGTGCCTGGAGGACCGCACTGGGGTCCGGGGCGGTACTGGAGGGTGTTGTCGCATTCGGCGGCGCTGGCGTGGCGTCGGTCGACCCGGCATTGGCACGCGACACAGACTTGCGCTTGGGTGCGGGGGGCGGGGAGTCCGCATCCCCCTCGGCATCGGGGGGCGGCGCGGCCGCAGCGAACTTGCCCGTCGCCGGGTCGCGGGGGGCTTTTGGGTCGGACGGGGTCTCCTCGTGGTCGTGTCGGGGGGCGTCAGACGACGGGGCGTCGGGCAGCTTGGCGATGAAGGCGTCGAAGTCGATGGCCATACGGGGCGGGTATCCTTATTTCAGTTTGGGGGCCGAACCTATAATAAGGCCGGCCCGTTCGTGTGCGTGTCCGTTAGTAACGGACACGCGGGTGGAGATGTCAGAGCCCGAGCGGACCGGATTGGCCGGCGGGCGGCGGGGGAGGCGGAGCCATCGCCGGGGCCATCCCAGGCGGGGCGGCTCCGCCGACGGAGCCCCCCAACCCGACGGACATGCCGGCCGAGCCCTGCACGGGCGCCGGCATGCCGAGTGCCGGCTGTGGCGCCTGGGGCGGGGAGACCTCAGCCGACATCTGGGCGGACAGCTCCGCGATGAAGTCGAGGAAGTACTGCAGCCGTTCGGTCGGGACCTCCGACAGCTCGGCTTCCATCAGGGAGTCGATGACCTGCACCATGGCGTCGGCCTTGCGCATCCACGGCCGAGGACCCTGATAGAAATTCGGCTCGTTCAGTTCCTCGTCCTTCGACATCAACCAGCGGTCGATTTGCCATGCCACCCAGCGCCGCTGGGTTTTGATGACCTTGGTTTCGCCCGGCACGTCGTAGTTCTCCAGGCACGCGATGTACGCCTCGAACGGAATGGCGCCCTTCTCCAGCAGCTCCTCCGCGTACTGGACGCGTTCCTCGGGAGTGTTCTTCTTTTCGGAGACGGGCTTGACCTGGACTTGCAGGGCCTCCAGGTCGAGGTCCAGGATGTCCTTCGCCTCGATTTCCTTGGAGAAAAACTCCCCGGTCCACTTGCGGGAGAACGCCGCGTTCTCTTCGTACAGCTTGCGCTGGGCCCGGAGCATATGCCGGGCAATGTCGACGGCGACCCACTGCACGTACGCGCGGTGGCCGGTGGCGTGGCGGTTGTCGAACCGCTCGCCGGCCGTGCGCTGGGCTACGCCGGACGGGAGTCCAGGTTCAGCCTTCGCGGCAGTGTGCATGTCGGCGATGCCGAGGGTCTCCGCGATGCCGGTCTCGTGCTCGTGGAGCAGCTCCATATCGATGCGGTTGAACGGCGCGGGGTTCTCCACGACGGGCTTGGCGTTCGGGTTCTTCAGCCGGATGACCTTGATGGTGTCGATGACCGTCAGGTCGTTGATGTCCACCAGGTCCTTTTCGACCACGTAGTGGATTTGCTGGGCGTTGTCCGTGTGGGCCTCGTCGCACCGGAAAAGAATCTCGTTCGCTTTCAGGACCTCGTCGAACACGATTTCCATCATGGGCGTGGACCAGAACCCGGCCAGCGCCGGAGCCGTGTGCAAGAACGCGAACGGGGGCTCGTCCGAATCCCATTCCTCGTCCAGCAGTACCGTGCCGTTGCGGAGGGTGACCAGGTGTCGGCCGGGTTCGTCGCCCACGCGTACCGCCCAGGCCTCCCATACAGGGACCATCTCGGCGCGCTTGGTGCGGCCGGTGAACGTCAGCCCACCCCGGTCCTTCCGGGACTCGACGGCTTGGTGGATGGCGGTTGAGTGCGAGGGGTACGAGCGGGCGAGCTTGTAGGGCGCCCACCACGTAACCTCGCCGAACGTACGGGGCGTGCCGTACGACAGCTCCGTATCGTCGAGGAACATGTCCAGTGTGTCGTGGAGCTCCACGACCACGCGGTCTTCCTCGGGCCAGGGGTAGATTTTCGCGGCCACGGACCCGGTCGCGGAGCACGCGATGCGGAGGCCCTGGTGGGCCAAGGCGTGCACGTTGGCATAGTTCCCCTGGCGCAGGTCGTACTCCGCGGACAGGATACGCTCGTTCAGCGTGACTTTACGTTTGAGCTCCCAATCCCCGTCGGTCACCATCAGTGCTGGCTGGGGCGCGTCGTTCGCGCCGATTTTGCCGACGTACGTCTCGACGAACTTGTACGAGTAATTCCGCGTCAGAGGGATGTTGTCGTCCGTGCCGGACCGGGTATCCCGCCAGGAGAAGCGCGCATCTCTCGCAAAGGGCGTGTCCAAATTCCGCCCATGATAAAATCCAGCTAACCGCCTTGCTCTTGCGCGCCTCCATGTATACTGCTTGGAGTACTCGGTCTCCAGCTCCACGATTTTGTGAGCGGCCTCCTTAGAATCCCGCTCCCACCACGCCAGGTCCGGTTCGTATGCCATTCGCCCTATTCTAGCACTGGCCGGCCCGCCGTGCTAGTATTCCTGTGTGCTAGCGCCCCTGACTCGACTCCTCAAAATCCCCGAGGAGCGCCGCGCCCTCACGCCTCCGGAGTTACGATTCGTCAGTTCCCCCGCCAAGCGCCGCACAAACTGTTCCGGCCGACGCGCCGGCAAGTCGTTCTCCGTGACACTGTGGCTGGTTGAGCAATGGCGCCGGCGCCCCAACCAGTCGTCGATTTTCATGGCGCTGTCGCAGGAGTCCGCCATCAAAATTGGGTGGGACGCCCTACGGGAGTTCAACGACCGGTTCGGGTGGGGGGCGGTCTACAATGGCACAGACGCCACGTGGACATTCCCCAATGGTTTTACATTGTACTACATGGGGTGTAAGGACCGTCGTTCGGCCAACCTCGTCCGTGGCGTGCCGAAAATCCATCGCGTGGCCGTCGACGAGTGCGGCCAGATAGCGGACCCCCTGCTGGAGTACCTAGTCGTCGACGTGGTCGAACCCACGTTGGCCGACACGGACGGGGACCTCTGCCTGCTCGGGACGCCGTCGGATACGGGCGTGGGGTTCTACGAGGATGAAATGACCGCGTGCGAGGAGGCCGGGGCACACTTCGCCTGGACCGCCGCGGAGAACCCACATCTCGAAAAGCCCGGGGGCCAGTTCATCGCCGAGGCCCTCGCCAAGCGGTTCGCCGGCAACGCGGCGAACGCCACGTTCCGGCGGGAGTACCTCGGCCACCGCGTGCAGGAGGAGGGCATCCTCATATACCGCCCGTGCGCGGACCTCGACGAGGGGTTCTATGAGCGGGCCCCGTCACGGGACAACTACACGGCCATGGGCATCGACATCGGGTGGTCGGACGGCGCGGGGCTGTCCGTGCTCCGGGCCCGCGACCCCGAGCCCGGGGCCCACATTCTGGAGTGCTACCGCGAGGCGGAACTCACCGTGCCGCGACTCGCCGCCATCGCGGAGCGGATGGTACAGGAGCATGACGTCACGGAGATATTCGTTGACGCGGCGGGGGGCGGGGGGCGGACGATATGCGAAACGCTCCGGGCGTCGTATGGCCTGGATGCGACGCCGGTCGACAAGCGCGCCCGTCGAATGCGTATCGAGCAGCTCCGGACCATGTTGGATGCGCGCACGCTACGGGGGTCCGTAGGTCGGTGCGCCCAGGTCCTGGAGGAGTGGCGGGGGTTGCCGTGGAACCTGGAGCGGGACAACCATCGCGAAGGGTACGTCGACGAATGCACCGACGCCACCCAGTACGCGCTACAGGGTGGCGGGTTCACACAGCTCACGACCTGGGTGGTGGAGCCTACACCCGAGCAGGCCTACGCTGCTCGGGTGGCGGAAATCCAGCGGGGCAAGCGTTTACGAACGCGGTCCGGGCGGCGCTGACGTCGCCAGCAAGTACCACATATCGAACACCGCGCACGCCAGGCACACGAACCCCCAGCCGGTCTGGTTGAGCATGGCGCACATCAGCGCGCCCATGCCGGCCTGACCCAGGCCACACGCGACCCACTCACGCCTCGTCATCGTCGCACTCCGTCTCCTCCAGCCGCTCGACCGCGGACACCAGGGCCTCGAACGTCACGTCGTCCGCGCCTTCGGCCGCGATGAACGCCCGGGCCGCGGCGATGACGGCCTCGCGGGGGTCGGTGCATGCGGCGCGGATTTCGGCCAGCCGCTCATCCAAGGTGTATGACCCAGCCACAGACAGGTAGAACGGCGTCGAGTTTGGGTTGTCCACGTCCAGCAGGAGACACACATCCCCCTCGTCGTCACGGCCGACATCCCAGTACCCTACGGTCCCGATTTTCTTGATGTTGTGCATTGGAGGTATCACTTTCTAGCACCGTACACGACGCCGTTGACAATGGCCCGTCCGGCCACTATTGGGATTCCCTGTAGCCAGAACGTCCCATCTGACAGGTAATGTACCACGCCAAACGCGTGTTGCCACTGCCGCCGCACTAAATCGCGATGTCGGTAGTCGATGGCCTCGGCGCTGCCCAGCCAACCCAACGTTGCACCGACATGACGTTTGCCGCGCACGGTGCCTTGATAGACTATCTGCAGCTGGTGCACATGCCCGAAGCACACATTTGTCCCGACATCCTGTAGCGACTGGCGCGCCGCGTTCACCCCACAGCGGCCGACGTCGTGTGTGTACCCCAGCTCCCCGATATACAGCGTCTCCTTGTACGGGACGACCTTCCAACCCCGGCGGTCGAGGTGTAGCATGTCGCGCCAATCGATAAACGGCCGGAGTTCGGGGGCCAGCTTCAACGCATATCGGTCAAGCCTTTCCTCATGATTCCCGGTAGTTAGCCACTTGTTACCGCGGGCGATACCGCCACGGCGGCACGCACGGTCCAGCTCGTCCAGCGCCAGGTTGGACCCCTTGACCTCGTCCTCCAGTGACAGGACTTTCTTGGGGTCGTGCGGGTGGCTGGACACGGAGTCGAACGACGAGAAGTCACCCAGCTGCACTACACCCCCCGGGCGCCCCCGTTCGATGTAGTCCAATAGCACGGCCCAGGCGACCGGGTCGTGATAGGGGGTGTGTACATCTGGAACAACACATATCGTGAACACGTCATTCGACACGGAAAGGCTCCTTCTGCGCGGCCGTCAGCTTACCCCATGCAACCGCGATGCCAATCGATTCTAGCACGTCCGCCTGATGTGTCTTGGGGATATCCGCCACGTAGTGCCCATAGGCCGGCCGGAGGCGGGCCAATACGACCGCCTTCGTGAGGCGGACAGCGCCGGGCCACAACACCCGGCGCCACTGGTCAGGCGAGATGGAGTACTTCCGCTCGGCCGGGAAGCGTTCGAACAACCGCCCCGCCGTGAACGATAGGGTCTGCTGTGATTTCCGCGACACGCGGACCCGCTTGCCGTTGCGGTAGATGGGGCCGGGGAACTGACCTTCGATTACCAGCTCGTCGGGGAGCAGCCCTTCAGCCTGCTCTGACCAGTGTGTGGCCACCTCGACCACACCGTCGACCGTGAGACAGAACCCCGGCTTGGCGCCCGGGTCTATCGCGAGTACCCTCACGACCCCAACCCCAGCCGGTCCGCCATCGCCAAGAACTCCCACTCCGCCGCGTCTGGGGGCAGTGGGTAGCACGCCTCGTGCCACGGCTCCCGCGTACCCTCGCCCCCGAGCAACAGCTCCCGCGGGTACTCCCCAGAGAACAAGTCCCGGGCCTCGGACAGCCGGGCCCGGAGGTCCGCGTCCTTAATGATGGGGCACCGGCGAAACGCCACATCGAACCGCGTCTCCACACACGTGGCCCACTCGTCCTCCAGGATGCGATAGTCCGGCATGAGGCGCTTCAGCCCCGACGTCATGTCCCCCAGGTACGCCTCCGTAGCATCGTGGAGCAGGGCGGACCGGTTGCGCCGGGCGTTGGTGCCGGACGCCGACGCCACGATGTTGGCCACGTACACGGAGTGCGACGCGACGGAGTAGTACTCGTGCACGGCGCCACCGAATCGACATACCCGCGCTAGGTGGTGGGCGATGTCCTCCAGACAGATGTCCTCGGGGCGGGGGGCAGACAGGTCCAGCATGCGGCCGGTATACGTGCGGTAGGCGTATTTGTTGGGGGTCATTATCGATTCCGAATCTTTCGTGCGAGGTGAACGGGAGCTACCGCGAGGGCCGCGAGGAACAGCATTAACAGTCCGAATGGCCACGCGATAACGACCATGGTAACCAGTGGGTATGCGCTGGGCTCGGGGTCTTCGTAGCAACACGCGGCCGTAGCCACCAGTAGCCCGATGGCTAGGTACAGCAATGGGTGCACGTCAGTTATCCTTCGCGGTGGGTTCGGGGGCGGCCGCGTCGTATCCGTTCAGCCCATCCACGAGGGCTTTCAGCCGGTCCATCCTGGTCACGACCGACGCCACGGGGGCGGGGCGGTCGTCCAGGTCGGTGCGGCCACGCTCGGCGAACACGACCAGGAACAGCACGTTGCACCAAAAGCACGATTCGTGGGGCAGACCCTGTTCGTCCAACATTTCGCCGGCCGCGTACGCCGTCGCGTGGCGCTGGGCCGCGGCGAACACACGGGAGTATTGCAGGCCTTTTTCCCAGTTACGCTCGGCGTACTTCTTGGCGCCGAACGCCAGCACGCGAGCGATGCCGGGTAGCTGACGGGTGGGGATGGACAGCTCCAGCTTGAACGGCTTGGCTGACCACCAAATCTTGAGTCCTTCGGCGGTGGATTCCACACCGTGGTCGACTGCGATGGCGTGGAACTCGTTCCACGGGATGAGGTCCGGGCGCGGGCGGTTGGCGTCGAACTTGTTTCCTGATTCTGTCATTGGTCACTCCACACTAGTAGGTCCCCGTTAGGGGCGCGGACTTCCTTTGCCCGCTTCGACCAACGCGGCATCGCCTTGGCCTCTGGTACACACGATAGTACGTCGGGCAGGACTCGTCGAGCCGCATCCGTCAACAGCCCACGAATCGTCCGGTCGGCCTCGGCGAGACGCGCCAGCGGGACCTGGATGAGCCATTCGTCGTGAATATGCGCCAACATCCTACAGTCCCCCAGCGCCCCGCCCGCGAAGTACATCGCCTCGGTGAGCGCGATGGTACCCTCGGAGCACACGAATGCGCCGAGTTCCTGGAAGGGGTTGTTCGCCGCGGCGCAGAACCACACGTCCTTACGGGTCATCCCGAACCCGGGCAGGTCCGCGTCGAATGTCTTCGCGCCAGGCTTCTCGGTGGACGCGACGTACTCCAGCCACGCCGCGCCATCGGGGTTCTCCTCTTTCCAAATCGCCCGCGCCCGCTTGGACTGCTCGGGGGTAATGGCGACCTTGTACTGCATCTTGCAGTACCGGGCGTGCTTCTCCGGGTTGGACATCCCACCCTGGAATCCGAAGTTCGACCCCTTGCCAGCCTGGCGCCACCAGTAGCAGTCCCGGTCGCCGTCCTTCAGCCGCCGTCGGAACTCGTCGTACCCCACTCCGCCCGGCATCAACCGCGCCCCGATGCGTGAGTGCAGGTCGACCTTGGTGTTCAGGTCGTCCACCATCCGACGGAGGCCCAACTGGTTGTAGACGTTCTGGGCGAAGCTGGCTAACTCCAGGCCGGCCATATCCACCGACACGATGCAGTACCCCGGCGGGGCCACGACGCACTCGCGGATGAGCGGGACGTTGGTGCCCGGCTTGGCATCCAACCCCGTGCGCCAGTTCTGGATGGCGGGCTTGGCCGCCGACGTGCGGAGCGTGTCGGTGATGTCGTACTTGGTGTGGATTAGCCCGCCCCCGAGCCGTAACATCGGCACGTCCGCCGACTCCACCTTGGACCACTCACCGTATGACGCGAACGCCACCAGGTCCGGGTCGTTCGACTCACGTAGGGTCTCCGACGCCAGAGACACGGAGGGGGTCCATGGAGGCTTCGGGGGCAGGCCGGCCGCAGCGCGCTCACGGTCACGCTTCGCACGGGCGCGCTTCGCGGTGAGGGTCTGCTCGGTCATCGGCGGGTGCCCATCGTATGCGGTGGTCACCATCGCGCGCAGCAGTGCCTGGTTCTTGACCCACCCAATCGTACGGACCCCCTGGCGCGTGCACGCACGCCACTCCAAGATGCCGGCCTCCACCGCGGCGGGAGTCAGGCGCTCCAGCTCGGCCTGGGCTGTGGCCGCGAGGGCGTCGGCAGCACGCTGGTCCACGGGCAGGCCCCACACGGAGGACAGCTGCAAGCAGAACGACCGGTACGAGAGACGCTGGAGTGCGCGCAAGGGGACGTACTTGCCGAAACGGCGCAGCTGGCGCTCGAACACCTTCACGACGATACAATCGTCCAGTGCGTACGAGCAGTGGGGCTCGGGGATGGCCAGCGCATCGAGGAACTGGCCGAACTCTAGCGCGAGGCCGGAGTCTTTCAGGTCGGGCGAGGGCAACCCGTGGGCCTCACACACGGCGCCCAGCTTGCCCGACGCACGCTGCGCCAGGCCGGCGATTTCGCCGAGGCGCTGGTAGGCGTAGGTGCACAGGATACGGCCGGCCCGGTACGCGGCGAACACCTCATCCGTCAGCCCCGCGGCGCACCACACGGCCGCGTCGTACGCTGCGTTGTGCAGCACGAGCGTGACGTCGGGGTCGAGCAGCCAGCCCCGAATGGTGTCCAGGGCGCCGGCTCGGCGCGTCTGGATGTGGCGCTCGGTCGAGCCGAGGTGCTGCCACTGGATGCACACGAGGGCCGGGGCCATGTACCCCGGAGCGAAGAGTTCGGTCTCTGAGTCACACCCGATGTACTGTGTCATGGTAGGCGCCCCGCGGTGGGTTACGTGTCAGGGTGGACCGCATAAGTCCGGTAGTCCCGTTCGTGTCCCCCACCGCGGTACTAGTCTTAGCGCGTCCCGAGCAATCGCGCCACCGCCCGTGCACACTCCGCGGCTTGCCGACAGTCCGCCAACGCCCGGTGGGCGGCTGTGTCCGCGCCGGTGACCACGTCACCGCGGCCGAGGTCCCGCGCGAACTGCCGCAGTGTCGACGCGTCGAACACGCGATGCGAGAAGTACGCCCGCACTCGGGGTAGGTGCACGGCCAGCCACCCCAGGTCGAACTGCGGGGAGAACCCCCCGATGGGCTCACGCCCCGGGGCGGGGTTCCCGAAATACCCCAGGAATCGGACCAGGTCCGCCTCGGCTTCGCCGAGTGGGATGCCCCGCTCGGCCACGTCCTGTAGCAGCCCTGACGCCGCGTGCATCTGCAGCACAGGTGTCGTCAGGGAATCGCGCCACCCCGACCCAGCCGGCGGTCGGATAACCCACGACTGGGATGCGACTTCCGTGTACGCCGGGGCGTCGGCCTCAGTGGCCAGCACAGCGATTTCAAGGATGTGGCCGGTCGCCGGGTCCAGTTCGGTAGTTTCGAGGTCAAGGAATATGCGGCACGCCATCGGTCTTCTCCAGATACTCGGCCGCGCGTCGCACGCGGTCATGGCCCGTCGGGCCTAGGAAACTATTGCAGGTCGTGCACAACCAGCCGCGGATTTTGCCGGTCTCATGGTTGTGGTCACACCGGAGCTTGCGGTCCGGCTTCCGGCAGATAGGGCATTGCCCGACCCGCTTCTCGGCGGTCGGGTTCAGCATACCCCGGGCCTTTCGCCGACTGCGGCGTTGGGCATCTTTGTTCTTTTCGGGATTGGCCATTCGCCACGCTGTTACGGCTGCCCGTGTTTGCTCCGGGTGTAGCCGCCTATACTCGGCGGCGAACGCCCGCTGATACTCGCGCCGCGCCGGTGATACGGCGCGGCGCTTGCGAGGCGTCTCAGCCCTGGTCGAGGGCGAATCGGAGTTCATGCACAGCCTTGCCCGTGCGGGTGTTGCGCAGAAACTTGTTCTCGACGCGCATCGCGATGCCCAGCGGCTCGACTTCGTTGTGCAGCTGCAGCAACACGGGCGCGGCCTTGAAGCCGTCGTCGCAGGGCTGCCCTGCGACGGTCGCCGCGAACTCACGGCGCTGCTGCGCCATCTTGCCCAGAACAAATTCTGGGATACTTTTGTGCTGGTCAAAGAAGGCCACCACGTAGGTCTTACCCACCTTGACGTTCTCGGGATTGCTCGACTCGGTGATGGTCATGTTGACAAACACCCCGCGGTTGTCAAAATTCTTCTTGGCCTTGACCTCGTTGATACGGACCTTCGCCTGGAAGGCGACGTCATACGGGAGAAAATCCTCTAGACCCTGGCTGAGGAGTTCGCGGTCATCCGAGGCCCCCAGAATACTGAGTGCGTCTTTGCTGGTGGTGGTCGTAACGATTGCATTGGACATTGTTGGTACTACTTTCTGTTGTCGGGGTCACCAGTCAACCCCGTCCAACTGGAGGACGGGGTTCGGCTTCCCACTGAGCTTAGCCCGCGCGATTGCCCCGCGCAAGGCGTCTTCTGATTCTCTGCAATTCACGACCACGTCCACGGTGACGACCGGTGACGTCTGGCCCTGCCGGGCCGTACGGCCAATGAGTTGTCTCCAGACTTCGGGGTCGGACGGGGGTTCGAGCACCAGGGAGTGATTGAACCCGGCCTGCTGGGCGTTCAGACCTTGGTGGCACGCCTCGATGGACGCAACCACGAGTGGCTCCTTCGTTTCGTCTAGGCGCACGCCGTCAGCGTCGTAGCCCAGCTCGCGGTGGAGTGGAATATCCCACGCCGCGGCGACACGGTCTTGCAATGCACGCCGGTCAGCCCACACTATCGTAGCTCGGCCGAGGCCACCGACCGGTAGGTCGTGGATGGGGGGTGGGCGCTCCCACACCACCTCTTCGGTCCGCGGGGGCTCAGCCGCCTCGGCGGTCTCGTACAGCCGCCACGCGGCCGGACGCAACGCCCGCACCTGATACTCGGTGTCCGCGGCCCCGGTGCCGATGACCGACCGCACCGTGTGCGCCCACGCCCGACGGGCAGCCAGGTACACCTCCGACGGGCGGGGCGTCACCCGCATCCAGGCGCCCCACGCCATGAGTCGGGCCGTCTCGGCGGCCTGCGACGGTGACGTGAGGAAGTACCCGTCGGGCAACGACCAGTCCGCGGGGAGGGTGAGCGCGGGGGCGCGGCGGATGACCCGCACGACCACGCGCCCGGTGTATCGGCCGATGCCGTCGCCGTCACGGAACACACCGTCGATGGCGGACAGTTCCCGCACGAACCCAGCGTACCGCTCGGGGGACTCGTCGAGCAGACATTGCAGGGACTCCAGGCCATATCGGGTCTGGGGCACCAGGTGTCTCACCCGGCCCCGCAACGCCCACGTGAACGCGGGCCCATAGTCCGTCACCCGGTCGGTGATGAGCGACGCGGAGAACACACCGACGCGAGTCGGGGGCCGCGCGATGAGGTATCGTTCTAACCGAACCCGGGCCGAGTTCCGTAGCCCGCGGGCCTTGTGGAACTCATCCATCAGCACGTCGGACGGCTGGTAGCGGTCGAGGAAGTCGTGCTGGTCGGCGCGGGTCAGCCACGTGTACGAGGCGAACGCCGCGCCCTCCGGTGCGTAGCCGGCGGACTTCGCCTCAAACGTCGGCACCCCGTAGGATTCAAACATCTTGCGGGTCTGGGGTATCACGGACGCCGGCGCCACGACCAGCGGACGCGCACACCGCTTTGCAATCAGAGCCGCCGCGTACGTCTTGCCGGCGCCGGGTTCCCGGTCCACCACCACCCCGCCGCACCGCACGAAGGCGTCGGCGCAGGCGGATTGCCATTCGTGCGGGGCGGGGGCGGTCATCGGGCACCCAGCCGTGACGCCCAATCCACGAGGTCACACCGCGCGTCGCACAACGCCTCGCGCTCGCGGGCCGTAAGCCCCGCGTACACGTCAGCCGTGGGGGTCTGGGGCTGCTCGGCGAGCGACCATCGGTTAGCAAAGTACGCCGACCCGGCCGACGCCCAAGCCAAGTCGTAGCGCACCTCGGGGACCTCCGCGGCCAGGCCTTCCGAGAAACACGGCGTCCGTCCGTGGTCCGGGATGGCCCGGAGTGTCGGGGTTTCGTCCGGGTCGGCGTGGGCTAGGGACGCCACGAACTCGGCCGGGTCCTGGAGGACGGGGCGGTCGGCGTCGGCCAACACCCACGCCGCGGTGCGTTCGGAGGGGGTCACTGGGCACCCCCACGACCCCGCCCGACGGCGGCTTGGGCGTCGGCGAGGTGTCGGCCGGTGGTGCCGTGGCACTCGAATGCCACCAGCGCGTCAATCAGTGCACGTACAGCCACAGCGAGGTCGCCAGCACTCGGCGCACATTCGGGAGCAGCACTCGTCGGTGGCGTCGGGGCTAAAGGGCCGTCGGTGTCAGATACACCGGCAGTCGGAGTTGGAGTCACCGCCGCAGTATCGACACCAGGCGTAGGGGCGGGCGTCGTCGTCTTCCGCGGCCGCCCGCGCCTCGGCCCTTTTGGGGGTATCGCCACGACCGTGGTCGTGCCCGACCCCCCGTGTCCACCGCCGAACCGCGCCTCGATAGCCTCGACCTCAGTCCCGATAGCCGCGCCTTGGGGCCCACCACCGCGCCACTGCTCCAAGGCTTCCGCTTCGCTCGGTTCCCCAGTCACGTCCGACGGCGTATTCGCCGAGTCGTCGTGCCCTGGGGGCTCATAGCCCAGCATCGCCAGCGCGGCTGGGGTGCCTTCGATGGTGTGCACCACGAGGGGACGCTCACTGCAATCGATGGTCACGCCGGACGCCGTGGTGATGGCCAGCGGAGCGGGCCGGTCCGACGCGGGCCGGTTGATGGCGACCGCCGCGGCGACGGACGCCGCCAGTTGGTCGGCCAGCGCGGCGCGGGGGACGGGGACCACGCCGCCGTCGGCGGGTTTCGGAGCACGTAGTTTGCTGAGGTCGAATGCCATTCCGTTTTTCCTGTTGGGGTCCACTGGACCGTTGATACCGTACACGTTGACGCCTTCGAAGGCGCCTGGGCATGCCGCCCGCACGAAGCAGCGACGGCATGAATCAGGATTAGCACTGACGTCAGCGGGGGGCAACCCGGATTCGGTGAGCCGGAGCATCTCGGCAACAATCGGGCGGACGACTCGGTCGAACCATGCCTCCGTATCGGCGCGTTCGAAGTCCGCGGCCGTAGTCCAGCACACCGGGCAGTCGGCCTTGGATACGTATACCCATTCGGCATACGACGTGGGGAGGGGGGTCAGCTGGAACTCACACCACGCGTACAACCGTGCCTGGATGTTGTCGGCGAGCGGGCGCAGGTTACCCCCCGGGGTGTGCGCGTCGGTCAGGGCATACGGGGGCGAGTCCTTATCCTTCCCCCGACCGGGGCCGCGGTCACTGGTTGTCTTAGTGTCCTTCACCCAGCCCGGGCGCCGGATGTCGGGCTTGCCACGCACGCGGAAGCCCCCCGCGTCGACGTCGTAGGCGAACTGCACCGCGGCCGTGCCCGTCGGGGGCAGGTGACGGGCCGCGGCGTACAGCTGCCGGTTCGCGAGCTTCGGCGCCCCGGGGTCACCGTTGACGCCGTCGCGGACGCGGAGTTGGACCAGCCGGTCGAAGTCATTACCCCGGGTCAGGTACAGCCCGCCCGCCCCCGCGTCGTCTGGGGCTCGGAGGATGTGCTTCAAAAACCAGGACCGGGGGCAGAGCTGGAATAGACTGAGCTGGGATGCGGATACGGCGAAGGCGGTAATCACGACTCCGTCCCCTCTCCCTGCCCAGCGCCGGTGCTCGGGACGGGGGTGAGCGCCCGCTCGAATGCCCGACAGAACCACTCCAGGTCGCGAATCACGCTCGGTACGGCCGACGCGAACTCACCGTGATACGGCACCTGCATTCCGGTCTTGGGCTCTTGGTTGCGCCGCGCCGCCGCAGTCACGTCGCGCAGATGGTTCACGCAATTGGTCACCCGCTCCCTGAGTGCCGCCTCCGATGCGCGGGCGGAGTCCCGCTCGTCCCGCGCGGCGACGAGGTCGGAGCGGAGTTGTTCGGCTTGCTCGACCAGCTTCGCGATCGTCTCGCGCTGCCGCTGAATGTACCCGCTCACTTCCCGCCTCCCGTGTCAGCTCCGGGGCTCGGGGCGGGGTTCAAGCGCGCGAGTTGAAACGCAGCAGCACTCAATGCCGACATGGCTTGATTTCGTTCGATGTAGTTCAGCGCCTTGGTGTACTGCACTGCCGCATCCAACACCGCCTGCTCCTCCTCCGTGCACTCCCCAGCGCCGGGGCTAGGGGCGGGGCTAGGGGCGGGGGTGAGGGCCGACAGAATCGGCTCCCAGCCGGGCCAGTGCGGATGCTCACGCCTAGCCATATCCACCGCTTTCCGCGCGGCCGCGAGCTGTGATTCGGCGGCGGCGAGGGAGGCATGCAACTCTGCAGTGCCCTCGGCGTAGTCCTGCACCAGTCGTGCGCAATTGTTGCAGCTCACGGCTCCGTCCACTCTCCCGGGCCAGCGCCGGGGCTCGGGGCTCGGGGCGGGGGTGAGCGCAATGCGCACGGCTTGCACCATCTGCCATACGTCGAGGGTCGAGTCGGTCGAGACCGCTTCCCGCACGGCCGCGAGCTGGGATTCGGCGACGCATGCTCGTTGTTGAGCCTGCATCCACAGGCGCTCGTTCGTGGCAGCCGCCTCATCAAACCGGTTGCAGTCTTCCTGCGCGGCCGCGAGCTGGGATTCGGCGGCCAGCCTACGCGCCTGCTCTGTGCTCAATTCATCCAGGCACGCGGTCAGGCGTTCATCCGCGCTCGGCTCCGGTGCGGCGGGCTGCCCATGGCAAGCGTCGCAGTCCGACCTCCAGCCGGCGTGCTCCGGGCAATGTTCGCGCACAGTCTGTGCGCGCATCTCTGACAGGTCGAAGGCGTGACTACCCAGTGACGGCTCCGGTGCGGCGGGCTGCCCAAGATACGAGTCGATGAGCGTGCGCTGGTCCTCTGGCATGTCAGGCTCCGGAGCGGTGGGCCCGAGCTCGACCGACTTACCGCGCACGTGCCAGGCTTGCGCGGCGGGCTGCGCTGGGGCGCGGGATAGGAAGGCGTCTATAGCGTTCTGCAGACAAACGAAAGGTTCTGGGCCGACCTCAGTCGGTGGCCAGTTTCCCCATGCTTGCACCCGCTCCAGCAGCACGGTTGCTTCGGCCAGTGCGTCGTCTACGCTGTGGGTCACAGCGTCACCCCCAGTAGCGTCAGCCCATGTGTGACCGCTAGCCGGTGCTCGGCGGCGGCGTCGGCGTAGGCGGCGTCGGCGTCGGCGGCGGCGGCGGCGGCGTAGGCGTCGGCGGCGGCGGCGGCGGCGTAGGCGGCGGCGGCGGCGGCGTAGGCGTCGGCGTAGGCGGCGGCGGCGGCGTCGGCGGCGTAGACGGCGGCCTCGGCGGCGGCGGCGGCGTAGGCGGCGGCCTCGGCGGCGGCGGCGGCGTAGGCGGCGGCCTCGGCGGCGGCGGCGTAGACGGCGGCCTCGGCGGCGGCGGCGGCGTAGCCCTTAGCCCGGTCCGCGCACGCCCGGGCCCACGTCACGCGGTCGGCCCGGGGGAGCAATCCGGCCAGCACGCGACGGGCGTCTGGGCGTGGTAGGGACAGCACGACGTCCAGTGCATGGCCGTCGGCCGCGGTGATACGGTCAAGGATAGCCTGGAGTTCGGCGTCCATGTAGCATAGGGGCAGCACGGAAGTACGGAGATACTCGACTGATAGTAGACGCGGCGTGGGTGTGGACATTGGACCTCGCTTTCTCCCCAGACACTAGCACGGGGGCGGAGTGGTGCCAGGGAAAAAGCGTGCTACGCTACGCGGTATGACAGCTAGAGACGAGGCCGAGGCTTTAATCCAGGACGGCTACCGCGTGTGGCCCATATCCCGCGCGACCCGTACCCCCGTCCGCGCCGGGTTCGCCCGGTCAAACGGTCCGGACGTGTGCGCGGCCGCGGAGGAGTTCACCGACGCGACTGAAGTCGGCGTGCTGTGTGGCCCGTGCCCCGCGGCCGGGCCGGGCGCGCGATACGTGTGCGTCGACTATGACGGCCCCGTGCCAGCCGACGCACGGGTCGGCGGGGCGCCCACGCTCACGTCAAAAGACGGGGCGCACGCGTGGTACCGCGTCCCGCCCGGCGTAACGGGGTTCCGGCAATCGCAGCACGTACGCGGTGGCGACGGATGGGCGGTGGATACGCGGGACTACGGTGGATACGCACGCGAGACCACGGACGGGGAGCCACTGTGGGACGCCGAGTGTGGGATGTCGCATCCGCGCGACATCACCCAGGCCGAGGTGGACGCGCTGTTCGGTCCGTCCGCCGTGGTGGCACCCGTGCCCCCGACCCCGCCACGCATCGGCCCGCGCACTGAACCCGCCCCGGCGTGGGTGGATGCATTCGTGGCTCGCGTGGTGCGCAACCCCGACCACACGAATGAATGCTATGCGGCTGCGGCATCGGCGTTGGCGGCCAGTGGATGGGCCAATCCGGAGATAGAGGCCGCCATGTTGGCCTGGACTCCGGGCCACCCCACGCTACCAGGGCGACACCTAGCGTCGGCACTACGCGCGGCCAATACGCGGCGCGACGGCGGTGTGATACCGGGATTCCCGAAGCTGGCTGAACTTGGCATCCCGTTCGCCACCACAGCTCCCGAACGACTCGATATCAGCGCCATCATGCTGGAGGCTCAGGCCAACGCCCCGGCCAAGGGCGCATCCACCCCCCCGTTCTACCTGCTCAGTGCGCAGGACATGTTGGACGCGGACCTGCCGGACATCCAGTGGGTGTGTGAGGCCCTCAGCCTGGCGCCCGGTGCACCGGGGCTATGTACGGGGTACTCAGGTGTAGGCAAAACCACAGCATTACAGGACCTAGCGCTGGCCGTGGCCACGCCGGACCGGCTATGGCTCTCACACTACCCCGTACGCCATGGTGCTGTGGCGCACGTGGACCTAGAGCAGGGCCGTCAACAGACCATCCGCACGTACCGCGCACTGGGGCTCAGCCCCGAGGCCGACCTGGTGTGCTCCGTGCTGCCCCAGTGGCAACTCACCGACCCGGCCAGCGTCGCTGAGCTGGCCAAGTTGGCCGTTGGCCGGGTGCTCATCATCATCGATTCGTTCCGCGCGGCGTGCCTCAGCGGCGATGAGAACGCGAGCGAGTTCGCCGCCCCGCTGGCCGACTTGTCGAAGATTAGTGAGGCGACCGGGTGCACGTTCATGCTAAACCATCACTCAGGTAAGAACAACTCCGACCGCATGCGCTCAGCCCGCGGTACCAGTGCCATCACGGCCGCGTGCTCAGTACACTGGTCGTTCGAACGAGAGGACCTCGACCCGGCCACGCGACCGTGCCTACAGCTCATCAAGTCACGCAACCACGCCACGGAAGCGATGGTGTGGGAGACGTACGTAGAGAAAGTCGGTACGGCGGAGTCGTTCCAACTACATGCCAGGGCTCAGCCGGCGCCTGAGCCGGAGGACGTGGAACTGGAGGCCTCAATATTGGACGCCATAGCGAATGACTCATTCCGGAATATTCCCGAGCTGGCTAAGGCGCTGGGCCGACGCAAACAAGACGTGGCAGCGGCCGCCCGGAGGCTCGGTGTGGTGAATCAAAAAGGCTCACTGATAATTCCGTGATGGTATACCATAATTCCGTAACGGTGCAAACACGAGGTCCCGGGACCTTTCGGGACCTCCCGGACCTGGCCGAAAACACGCCAGGTCCGGAGGTCCCCTTTAGGGGTCGGACCCGGGACCTCCCCCTAGGGCCGCCCCACCAAAAACGGCCGCCCGTTTTACTGGACGGGCGGCGCGGACGCGCTACTCTTAGTCAACACACACGATGGGGCCAACGCCAACGCTAAGGCGAAGGCGCCCCCGAAAGGAACGTACCAATATGCGCATGTCGAACGTACCAGTAATCATCGGACTCAAGGCTACTAGTCTCACACCTGACGATAGTGTCGTATTGGAAGTATTCGTCGCGTCGCACACGCAGCACGGAGACGAGGTCGAGGCGTCGGCGTACCAGCACTGGGTGCAGGCCATCGCGACTGAGCTTAGCCACGCGGGTGGCGGGTGCACTCAGTTCGCCGCTACGGGGTCGTGGTTCTCTCCGACGCTGGGCAGACTCCAGACGGAGCCCACGACGGTGCTACGCACGTACGTGGACCGTGGGGCCCTGCTGCTGCGGCTCCCCGAACTACGCCAGGTGCTCGTCCAGTACGGGCGCGAGTGCGAGCAGCACACCGTGGCGTTCGCGTTGGACGGCGAGTTGTTCGGGCTTGACCCGAGCCTACCGTACTGACGAAAGAACGGGCGGCCGATTGTGTGGCGCCCCGGGCGGAGTCGAGCTAGGCTCTGATTACCAACCGGGGCGCACGCCCATACGAGGAAGTAAGCGAACATGACCACACGAGACAACCAGATTCATCGTGGATTCGAAGCAGGGAACTACGCGAACGCATACGAGACCGAGGATTACGAGCAGGCGTTGGAGGCACTACCATCGAACCGTAGCAGCGCGTACATAGAGGCGTTCACGTTGGGGTTCTTTTCGTCGTACGAGATTGAAGAGATGGGCGAGCACGCTGATGTGTATCTGCAGGCGCTGTACGGTGCCACGGGGAAGCGGGCCGCGGAGTTGGGCATCACCGTACCGAGCGAAGGCGATTACGAGACCCACAACTGCTGTGAGCCGGACGGCATCTAAAAGAACGGCCAGACGATTGACTAGCGCCCTGGGCCGCTCGCGCTATGCTGTGAGGTGTCCAGGGCGTAAGCCCGTAACGAAGAAAGCGAAGAACCAAGATGACCCTACCCCGCGTTTCGTTGTTTCAGTCCGCCATGCGGATGCGTCTCACCTATGGGGTGTTACCCGAGCGACACGTATTCGTGCAAGCGTTCTCGGATGATGTGGGGCTTGAGAGGCACTATCACATTACCAATTGTCCTCGTGTAGGTACGGCCGAGTATTCGTGCGCCGCGCTGTGGGATGAGGTTTGCATCGCTACTCAGCAGTGGATGTCCGAACCTAAGTATCCAGGTGACCTGTCGCCGGATGAAGCGGGCCACTGGGCCTCGGCCGTGCTCCAGGCCCTCGGAATCGAGTGGGTGTGACCATGGCCCGGTATCTACTGACCCGTGCCATCGTGCTGGCCCTCGCCATGACCCTAGGCGCCCAGGTGGGGCGTCGGCTGCGTGACACCCAACCTCGCGTCGGTACGACCGAGGTCGAGCACTACCGCTGACCCCCGCCCCCGCCCCGCCCCCGCCCCGGCCCCGGCCCCGGCCAACGCCGGGGCGTAAGTGTGCTAGACTACTCCCACAATGCAGCGAGAACGCGCGCGAGACCCTGAACGGCCGCCCAGACATTGGGCCCCGGAGGCGTGGCGCCTAAGGTGCGCGCTGTATGCGGCTATGGTCCGGCTCCCGTACGGGACGGCCGACGCCCGGTTGCTCGACGGCGTGGATAAGTGGGTCGGGTGGACCGGGAAGGGAAAGCCCGTTCCCGGGCCGTGGTGGGCCCTGGCGTGCGCTTTGGTGGCTGCCATGGCTCCCTGCCTAGCCGACGCCGGGTCGCGCCGCCTAGTGGCACCCTGGGCCCGCGGCGGGGGTGTGGCCCCGGCCGACGCCGGGCCGGGGGGGTTCCGGCCGCTCGGGGGCTAAGGTGTGCAGGTGGGCGCGAGGCCCGGGAATGACTTGGCCCACCTGCACACCTTAGCCCTTGCACCGAGGCCCTCGCCGTGGCATGGTTGGGGAGTGAGCAACCTCCGCCTCCGCCTCCGCCGGCACCTACAGGACCTCGAACGCGCCCGCGACGCCCTGGCCGACGCCCGGGCGGCACAAGCCGACCCGTGGCGGGTGGCGGAGCTGCAGCTCCGGTACGACCGGCTACAGGAACGGGTGCTCGACGCGGAGTTCGACTCCGGTCTACCCCCGCCTCCGCGGGGCCCGGCGCCGGTGCTGCCGTCCGCTCCGGGGAGCCGACGCCGTGGCTGACGTGCTGACCAGCCAGCTCCGCCAGCTGGCGTTCGTGCTGGTGACCGGGGGCCATCGACTAACTCCAGCCCAGGCCGACGCGTTGGCCGACTTGAACGCCGCGGCCGCGCTAGTACAGCGGGGCGATTCCCCCCTGGCGTCGTTGGTCGCGATGCGCTACGCTTCAGGGACACCTGGAAAGGATTGTGCGTGATGGCTCCCCGTAACTACACTGAGAACCTACTAACGGCCGGCTGGCTCCCGCCCCGCACGAGGGCGAAGCTGTCCCGCGATATCGCGGCCCGTAACGCCCTCGACCGGGCCCTGGCGACGGCCCGTGGCATTCCCGCCGACGCCCCGGAGTGCGCGCGGTTCCAGGGCCCCGTCCGACACGACCAGCTCGACGCGGCCGTCCGCGCCGCACGGCGGGGTGCGCCGTGAGCACCATCGCCGAAGCCTACAAGCGCGCCATCGAAGCCGACCCGGTGTACCGGGCACGACTGGACGAATGCCTGGTCGCAAACTCCCCGTGGTTGGCTCGGTTGCGCATTCAGGTCGAGACCGACTCACACCTGGCCGAATACGGCCGGCGCGCCATCGCGGCCGCGAAAGACGACATGTACGAAGTCCGCTGGGGTGCATTCTGGCCCGGCTACCAGTACACCCCGGACCCCGCGACGCGCCCCACGGCCCCGGCCCCGGCCCCGGCCGCGCCGCGGTGTGAGTGCGGGTCGAACGAACCCAACTGTCACTCGGACTGGTGTCCGCTCCACACGAAAGACGGACGGTAACCGCCATGCCCCTAGGTGCACAATCCAAAGCCCGTCTCGCGGACTGCCACCCGAAGCTACGGCGTGTGGTCGAGGCCGCCATGGCCCGCCTAGACCGCGCCCGTATCCACGGAGACTTCACGGTCGTGTGCGGCCACCGCGGCCAAGCCGAGCAGGAACGCGCCGTCGCGGAGGGGAAGTCCCGCCAGCACTGGCCCAACTCCCGCCACAACACCCTCCCCGCCACGGCGGTCGACCTGGCCCCGTACCCGACGGACTGGTCGGATACCGAGGCGTTCGCCCGGCTGGCTGGGTACGTCCTGGCCGTGGCGGATGACCTGGATATCGAGCTGGAGTGGGGTGGGGACTGGGTGTCGTTTCCAGACCGACCCCACTTCCAGCTGACCACGAGAGAGCTGTCCCGATGACTCCCCACACCCCGGACTGGACCGATACCGCGTTCGCGTGGGCCATCGCCTCGGCCATCGCGGCGCTGGTGTTCGTCGTGTTCTGCCTGGCCGGGTGCGTCACCCGCACGACCGTGTGCGTCGAGACGGCCCACGGCCTCGGGGTGCGCGATGCGTACGGGGGCCGCCCCGACACGGTAGGAGGCTCGGCGTGCGTCGATATCGAGCGGCCCTGACCGTCGCCCTAGCGACTGGGTGCGCGACCCAGGGTGCCAGCAGCTACCACGCGGCCATCGCCCACGCCGCGGACCGATGGGAACACGCGTGCGGCGTACGCCCCGTGCCGGCGTCGGTCGTGGTGTACTGGGCCTGGGCGCACGTGCCGTGCGGCCGGTCCCGGGCCGCCGTGGGGTGTACCGACGGCGCTGGACACGTGGCCCTCGCCGGCCAGTCGACGGCGCCGGTGGAAGGCCTCGTGGTGCACGAGTTCGGCCACGTCCTGGGCGCTGGGCACCTGGCGACGGGGCTGGCCGGCGTGATGGTGTCGGACTTGCGGTCCAACAACTGGCGCCAGTGTATCACTGCGGACGACTTGGACGCGGTGGGGGTGTGTACGACGCGTCGGCCGGAGTGTCGTTAACCCATCCGACGCCCCGGCCCGTGGTACGCTGACTGTATGGCAGCTATCTCCGCATCGTACTCGTTCACCCCCGCCGTCACCGGCGGACAAATCTCCGTCACCGGCAACACCGAGACGGAAATCAAGTCGGCCGTCAAGGCCGTGCTCGCGACTCGGTCCGCTACGACCCAGGCCCAGCTGGACGCCCTCGCCGCGGCCGCGTCCGAAATGGACGCGTGACCCCGGCCCGGCCGGCGCCCTTGACCGGGGCGCCGGCCGGTGCTACACTCTACGGACCATGGGTTTCACGGAGTTGTACGCCGGTCATTTCGGTTCTGGTCTCCCCGAGCGGGGCCAAGCCGGCTCGGCCCTGACTGGCATCGTCGCAGCGGCCGCTGACGGCACGGTGTGGACACTCCGGTATCCGGAAACCACTGTGATGCCCGGCGCGTCGAAGGGCGCGGGCGGGCTGCAGCGTCGGTTGTACGTCCAGCGCATCCACGTCCAGTACGTGACGTTGACGGCGTTCACCACGCCGGTCACCGCCGGGCGTGCACTGCGGCTGGTCCGCGGTGCCCCGACCAGTGGCACTGCGTCGAACCCGTCGGGCGGCGCGGCGTACACGATGGTGCACAAGCGCTCGGACGTCACGAACGAGACCCTCGGCGTTGGCCGGGTGTCCACGACCGCGGTGCTGACCACCACGGGTATCACGTTCGAGTCCGCGCCACTGCAGCGCATGATGCTCGTCCAGGCCGGCTCGTCCGGCAACTCGTACGACGAGGCCTGGCGGTTCGACGGTGTCGAGGCCGACCCGATTTTCTTGCTGCCGGGCGAGCTACTGGCCATCCAGACAGACTCCGCGTTCGACGCCGCCGGTACTTTCCAGCTCCAGGTCGACGTCGACGCCGTCGAGTGCGTCGGGGCCTGACCGGTGGGGAGCGGGCTATCCGGGCGGTACTCCAACCAGCGCCCCGTAACGTCCGGCACGACCGGGCCGTGGCTACCGGCTACGATACCCCAGGTCGCCGCGGGGTACTACTGGGATGTGGCGGATGCCTCGGGGCTGGGGACGGCCGGGTTCAAGGTCCCGGAGGGCAACCTTCACACCACGTTCGACCTGGTGCAGGCCACTGTCGCGAATCAACCCACGGCGCTCACCGAGTCGGGCAACGCCCAGTTCCGGATGCGGAAGCAGTCGGACCCCAATCCCAGCCGGGCGGTATCAGGAGCCGTGCAGGCGGGCTGGACCGGAGCCACGTATGTCGGAGGGTGGTTTCGTCAGCCGGATGCCAATGGCGACACCGCGGCAGCCGGCACGTACTTTTCGCACAACAATACGACAGGCGCCCAGGGTCGCATCATTTGCGTTTCCGGGACCACCGGCGGTGACAACATCGGACTGACCTGTAACGCCACCGGCGTTGGTGGGGCTACCAGCCGCAACGCCGTGGCTAGCACTCTCGTCGGCGCCGGCTGGCACTGGCTAGAGTGGATATTCGACCCGCTGCTAGTGCTGGGCGGCAGCGCCACAGCCGACCGAGGCAAGATTTTTTCGGACTTCGTGCTGCGGACACGCGTTGTTACCGAGTCGGTCGGCGCCATGCCCACTTCGATTTTCAACGGTAATGCGTTTATCGCCATTGCCTGTGGAACCGCCACCGCATCAGACGCTGACACCACCGACTGGGCCGTGTGCTACTACTGCAACGGCATCCCGTCGCTCGCCAACCGTGAGGCGCTGATGCGCCACCACGCGCCGGCTTGACGGTGTGGTCGGGGTGTGGCCGCCTATGTAGAAAAATTCTTGACCGCCTGACCGGTCGGTGCTAAGCTATATGTAGGTCCGACATGCGTGTCGGACCTCGGCGCGACTTTGGGAGCCGTTAGCGAGAGCCCCGATGGTGATGTAGCGACCTTGGCGCGGGCCTGAACAGCGAAACCAAACCCGTTTCTCTGTTTTCTCACCAAAGGTCGTAATATCATGTCGTTGGGGTCATGGGCGGACGCAGCGCTCCACCAATACTATGAGGAAGTCCAAGAGCTGCACACGCTCGTGGGCCGGGCCTCCCCACTCGTCGACCGACTCTCCAAGTCGGCCGTCGAAGGCGCCGTAACTGGCGAATTTTTCACGCTTTCTGGCGGCATGGGCATCGCAGGCGACCTCGCCTCGGCCCAGGAAGTGGCCAATCAGGTCGGCACCAACGGCGCGGGCACTGCCCCGGGCGCCGGGTCGCACGACGGTGAGTGGCTGCTCCCCACTGGTCAAATCGAGACGTCCCTGCGCATCAAGTACAAGGACCTCGTTGCCGGCAAGACGAACAAGGGCGCGTATCTCCGCAACCTGACCCACGCCACCGACAAGCACGGCGAGTACTTCGGCGAACGCTTCGCCCAGGTCATCCTCGGCTCCAGCGGCTACCGGTTCTCCCTCGCCGACCTGACGACCTTCGCGACCGGCGTGATTACGCTGCTCGACTCGGCGGGTAACGTCGACCCGAACAACATTGCCAACTTCTACAAGGGCCAGGTCCTCGTCGCCTCGGCGAACGAGGGGACTTCGTTGTCCCACACCCTGCTCCCGAGCAACATCGCCGCCCAGCGTGCGTACGTGCTCTCCGTCGACCGAGACGCCGGTACCCTCGTGGTCTCGGACTCGCCCAACGGTGCCCCGGAAATCCCCGCGGGCTGGGGCGTGGCCGGTGACAACGTGTCGATTTTCCCCCTCGGCCAGTTCAAGCCCACCCTCCCAGGCTCCACGCTGACGAACAAGCTGTTGTGCCAGACGCTGTCGGACTGGATTACCCCCACGGTCGCGACCGACACGTTCGGTACGGTGGACCGCTCGGCGGACTCGGCGCTCTCCGGCGTCCGTATCCCCACGACCGGCCCCATCGGCGCGCTGTCCCCCGAGCACAAAATCGGGTTCGCCAGCTCGTACATGCAGTCCCGCTACGCGGGTCGCAAGGCCCTGACGTTCGTGGCCCAGTCGGAAGTCTGGTTCGGAATCGTCCGCTCGCTGCACGCCCAAGGCCTCGTGTCCGACATCGGCGCGATGCTGACCGGTGGCGCCCGCTCCGTTCAGGTCGCCGGTGTCAACGGCATGTGCGAAATTATCGCCGAGCCGCACCAGGACCCGACGTTCATCTACGGCCTGGACCTCCCCGAAATCATGATTCGCCACCTCGACGGCCTCCCCGGCGTCGCGAACGCGGACGGCCTCGAAATGCTTCGTCAGGCGGATTCGAACGACCTGGAGTTCCGGCTGATTTGCTTCCCCCAGCTCATCGTCCGGGAGCCCTGGCTCCACTGCCGGTTCGCGGTCTAAGGAGCTGAGTAGTGGCTAACACCTACGCTCTCCAGTCGGCGTCGTACGACCCGACGTTCACCGCGTACAAGCGCGGGGCCTTCGCACAGCTGGTCGTGACGTTCGCCGCCGGTGCGCCGGCGGTCGACACGGCCCGCTCCGCGCCAGGCTTCACGATTGCTGACGGCGCATCGGGCGCCTACACCGGGACGGCGCCGCTCGCGTCCCGGGGTCTCATGTTCATCCAGCCCAAGAGGGCGGTGGACGTGGACTCGTGTTCCGTCGATGTGGTCGCCTACTCGCCCACGCTCGGGACATTTACCCTGCAAGCATACGTCAACGACGCCCCCGCAGACATCGACGACGGCGACGAACTTTGGATTTTGTTCCTCCTCGAAGGGGGCTGATAGGTACCTACAATGGCTGACAACGCTCCCAACTCTGTTTCGTTCGGCCCGCTGCCGAACATCGTCAACATGCTGAAGCGGCGTGTTGAGCAACACGTGCTCACGTTCACGGGCGCCAACGGTACGTCCGTGATGCTGCAGACGCTGTCCTCGGCCGGATGTACGGTAACGTATGTTTCCGAAGGCGTCTACGACTTCACGTTCCCGCCAGGCGGCACCGGCGCCATCGGCTGGGTGCAAGTGTGCCCACCCGTCACCTCGGCGAACACTGTCGCGGATACGCGCATGTACGCCCTGGACTCGGACCTACTGAACTTCGCGACTGGCGCCGGGCGCCTGACCGCGGTGGACGGCTCGGCCACCCCCATCGTGTCGGACATCATCGGCACGTGTACGCTGCTCATCTGCCTCATCCGCCCGCAGGCGTAACATGGCAGGCGGCAAGAGCGAATACGGGTGTGCGGCCGACGGCCTGAAGTCGGCCGATTTCCCCGCCCTGAACACCAAGCCGGTGAACAAGGGCGAAATCGGGTACTCGGGCAAGTCCGCGGGTAAGCCGTCCTCGAAAGGGTACGTCTGCCCGCCTCCGCAGAAGGGCCTCGGCCCGAAGGGAACCCGCCGTGGCTAAGAAGTCTGACCTGGGGCCGGTGATGCCGGCCGCGAAGCGCGAGCGGCCCGAAATCGGTGCCGGCCCGGGGTCGTACAAGTCCCAGGACGGGTACGCGACCGCATACCGTACCATGAACCCCAACACCGACGCCATGGCCCGCCTCATCGGCGGCCCCAAGGGCGGTGTGACCAGCACCAAGGGCGCCATCGCGGCCCCGAAAACCCCTGGCTCCTACGGAAAGAACTCGTAAAGTGTCCGAATTCCTCAAAAACTTCGTGCGTTCGAAGACTTTCAAGGCCGTTTTGGCTCTCCTGGCCGCCGCGGCGACCGCGTACGCCACCCAGGGGTGCGCGGGGCTGCTCGGGGGCAGTCAAACTGCGCGAGTCGCGCGCTTTAACTGCCAAGTCGACGCGCTGCAGCCCGTTTTCGGCGACGTGCTCGACACGGCGGACCTCGTCCGCAGCCTGTACAAGGGCAACGCGAGCCTGGAGGCCGCTCTGGCGGCCGCCGGTGCCACCGAGGCCGAAGTCCGCGCACTGGTCTCGGCCCTCCGCGCGTGCGAGGGGCCCCCGGACGTCCCGGGCGACGCCGGCCTGACCGCATCCTGAACCCCGCCCGGCGGGCCGGAGTACCCGACCGTGCAGTCCAAGACCCTGACCCAAATCATCGCCGAGGTGCGGTCGGCCAGTGACACCCAGTCCCTGACCGACCGACACCCCGACGCCGACCTGACCATCGCCATCAACGATTCCATCCGGTCGTTGCGCGGACTGGTGACGTCGCGCGGGTTCCCGTACTTCCTTTCCGTGACGACCGCGGCCACCCTCGCCGGTACGCGCGTGACCGGCGAGACGTACTCCGTCGTCCCGTGGCCGGCTACAGCCATCCAAATCCACGGCATCGACGTCGGGTTCAACTCCGCGGGCAGTGATTTCGGCAACTGGTATCCACTGAAGCCTATCACATGGGCCCAACGCCGGGACACCACCCAGGAATGGCGGACGAATCTGTCCCCCGGCACGGTGGGAGCACAGTATGTTTTCTCCGTGCTTACGCTCCCCCAGGGCTCCGGCGCGTCTACCACGCCGGGCACTATCGCGTTGTTCCCCGCGGCCGACTCGGGACAGTACAAAATCTGGTTCTTAACTGAGTTTACGGACCTGACGTCCTCGGATGTTTTTTTGGCACTCCCGGATTGGCACGAGTGGATAATCCAGGACGTGGTCGAGAAACTGGCCCAGCGTGATGACGACCAGCACGAGACCGCGGGCATCGCGGCCAAGCGCCGCGCCGAAGCCGACGCCCGCATGATGGAGTCCGTCCCGCGGGTAGTATCCGCCGGCCCCCTACGCCCACGCCGCAACGGCACGCGGCGTAGGTGGTCGATGTGACTGCTCCACGGCGATTCGTCCCCCCGTCTAAGCTGCCCGATGAACGGGCGCTACTGACCACGTTCCGGCAGGTCGCGGACGCGTTCGACCACCCGGGCGTGCCCCGACAGCGGTACCGCGACCGGCGCGGACACCAAGTCACCGCCCAAGCCGGCGACCTGGTGCGCGTCCAGACCAACGACACCGTGTTGCTGCCCGCCCCGCGCCCGTGTGCGGGTCAGACGGTCACAGTCGTGGTCGAGGGTACCCCCGTGACCGTCAAGGCCACCACGGGGCTCGTAGACGGCGCGGCGTCGGTCTCCGCCACGACCGTGGGGGCGTACCATTTCGTCGCCACGAACGAGGGCTGGTGGCGCGGGCCGGGCGGGGCCGCTGGCGCGACCGGGCCGACGGGGCCGACTGGGCCGACGGGGCCCACTGGGCCGACGGGCCCGACGGGCGCCACCGGAACCTTCACAGGCGCCACCGGCGCAGCCAACGGCTATGCCAGCTTGCACGTCTACGCCAACGCGAGCTCTGCGCTCGTGGGCACGACGTTCCTCGGGGTCACGGTCGAGTCCGCGGCCACCTATTCAGCTTCGACCGATATCGATACCGGCAACTGGTTCGATGTCGTCACGGTCGGGTCCGGCGGCGGCGGCGCGGGCGGGGCGCCCATCTTCCAATCGCAGGAAAACGGCTCTCCCGGCGGCGGCGGCGGCTGTTACAACCGGCGGACCTTCGCGCGGTCGGCGTTGGTGACGGCGCTCCCCATCGCCATGACCATCCCACTCGGCGGGGCGGGTGGTGCCGGCCAGACTAGCAACTCTGGCGCTGGGTTGCGTCCGAACGTGGGCGTTAATGGCGGTACTACGTCGTTCGGCTCGCTGCTCGTGGCCTTCGGCGGCGGCGGCGGTAACGGCATGAGTGCGGTGCAGGGTGTATCGTGCGGCGGCAGCGGTGGCGGCGTACAGGGGCCTGGGGTGGGGGCTGCGGCGGCGTCTACTGGCTCCAACCTGGGGGGTGAACCGTCATTGGCCGCGACCAATACCACGCTGGTTCAAAATGGGTTCGGTGGAGCCAACGCCAATACCGCAGTTGACGGTATGGCCGCGTGCGATGGGGGCGGTTCCGGAGCCCCGAACCGCACGTCCGCCACCACGACCGGGCGCGCGGGGGGGCGGGCTCTGCACGGTGGCGGAGGCGGCGGCGCGGGCGGCGGATGTAGCAACGGGGTTCCCGCGACCAACGCGGCATCCGGAGGCAACGGGGGCCTTTCCGGCCCATCCACAACCGCACTAGTGGCGTCGGCACAGTCTGGGCTCGGCGGCTTAGGCGGCACCGGGGCTGGTAATGGAACCAGTAACCCCGGCGCAGACGGTGCCATCGGCACGATGGACCACGCGGGCTCGGGCGGTGGTGGTGGCACCGGCTCCAATCGCACCAGTAGCAGCAACGGTACGTCCACGTCCGGGGCGGGCGGCGCGGGCGGATTCCCCGGCGGTGGCGGGGGCGGGGGCGGTGCGGCCTCGTCCTTCGGCGGCACGAACGCGGCCACGTCCGGCAAGGGCGGCAACGGCGGCGACGGCATCATCATCGTGATGGGTCTGCCGGCCTAACCGGTGCTATACTAGGACTACTGTGCTCGATAAACTAGTCGAAACGATAATTTCCGTCGTGCACTGGTTCCGATTCTGGGCCATATGCGGCGCCGAGTACCGCGGTGTGATGTGCCGTTTCGGCCACCCCGTGCGCGACCTGCGCCCGGGATGGAACTGGAAGTTACCTCTCGGCGTGGAATCCGCGGCCCTCGCCGACGTGCGGGTGTGGGCCGACGTGCTCCCAGCCCAGTCCCTCCGCACGACCGACGGTGTTACGCTGGTGGTGTGCCTGATGGTGTCCCACCAGGTGGTCGACCCGAAGGCCTTCCTTTTCCAGGTGTTCGATTCGAATAACAATTTCCAGGACGTAGCCGCAGGGCAGCTCGGCGCCGCCGTGATGTCGGCCACCGCCGCCGAAGTCTACGACGGCACCGTCCTCCGAAAGGTCCGCCGAAAGGTCGTCACCGCCGCCAAGGCGTGGGGACTAGTGGTACACAATGTTCAATTCACCAGCTGCGCCGAAGCGCCCGCGTTCCGGCTATTCGGCATCCCCGGAGGGGGCCCCCATGAGTAATAACTCAGTCCGTGACGAAGGTCGCTACGCCCTGATACCGAAGGTGACTCTCGCGTCACTGGACCAGCGGCTTAGCAATCTGGAGCGCATACTGCTGTCGATGCAGGCCCAGCAAACCCCGAAATGGGTACGCATGGGCGGCTGGACGTCCATCGTCGGGGCGGCCCTCGGCGTGGCCGTGAAAGTGTTGCTGGGGTCCTGACGTGTCGCGTCTAACCCCACTCGCCATCCCGTTCGTCTCCGGCCACACGGACGAAATCGACGAGAAGCTCCTCCCCAACGGGGTGTTCGCGGACGTGTCCAACGCCCGCCTCCCCCAACCCGGCGGGTTGCGGCTGCGGCGTGGGTGGCGGCCGGTACCAATGGCGGACCTGGCGAACGGCTCCACCCTAACCGCCATCGACCTGTACTCGTTCGGTGAATCGCTGCTGGCGCTGAACACGAAAGTAGGCAGCAATCAGCAGTTCCTGCTGGCCACGTACACCCAATCTAACGCGACGCGGCCGTGGGTACTGAACACGGATTCCGGCCTGCCGCCCATCACCCGCGTCAGCAGTGCTGGCAACATGCCGGCACTGTCGTCGAACGTGAACAACGCGTCGGCGGCGCTGACTGCGGATGGCGTGTACGGGTGTGTGCTGCAGCAGTCCGCGACCCAGTCGGTGTTCCGCGTGTTCGTGCGGGCTACGGACGAGACCGTGGCGTACGGTGAGCTGACCAACGGGTCTCGCGTCCGCAAAGTCGTGTCCATGGGGTCGACATTCGGCCTAGTGGAGAACACCGGCGCCGGGCTGGATTTGTACTCCCTGAACCCTACCGGCACCGCCCCGGCGTGGGCGTTGGTGGGTACGCTGTTCGCTGCGGTAGTGACGTGGTTTGATGTGGCGGTCGCGTGCGATTCCACGCCTACGGCGCTCCATATCGCGGACGTAGTCGGCGCGGTCGGGTCGTACCGGCAGTTCACGTTCGCGGGGGTACAGACCGGAGCCACCAAAACCGTGGCCGCGGCCACATGCCTGGCGGTTACGCTGTGCTCGAATGACGCCGCGGTGGAGTACGTCTCCCAGGACTCCGGCACGAAGGAGCTGGCGTTGACCAGTTTCTCCGCCACGTCGCCGTTCACCACGGCTGCGGGCCCGACCGCAGTGAACGCCGGCCAGGCGGTCGTGGATGGGCTGTTCTGCGTGGGGTTGTCCATCTCCGGGGTAGCAGCCACGCCGACGTCCGTGATGGTCGCGTCCGAGCACGCGGCGGGCGCGAATGATTTGCGCGAGGTTTCCTACAACACCATCAGCTCCCACGCCACCCACGCCGTCAACACGCGCCGAATCGCACTGGGGCAGCAGTTGTTCGGCGGGTTCATGATGCGTAACGCGTTGCTGGGCATAGGGCTGTCTCGCAGGCCTACGGGGTTTGGGCTGTCGGGCTCGGGTGGGTCGACATCCATGTACGCCGCGGCCGCTACGAATCTAACAGCGCCGTGGTGCTATATCGATTTTGGCATCGCGGCACAGTTTGACTTTTTCGCACATCCGCCGTTTTGGCCGGCCCAGTGCCCTACGGGAGACTGTCTGGTGCTGGCGCCGCGGGACGAAACCCCGAATACCGGCGTCACGCCCCGTACGGCCACGTGCCGCGCGTTGCGGTTGGGGTCGAGTGAACGCCGCCCCGCGGCCCAAGTCAACGGCGGGTTGTACATCACCGGCGGCATCCTGACCGAGTGGGTCGGGGCGCTGAACGAAAACGGCCAGCTGTTCCCCATCATCAACACCCTGGCCGGGTCCAACTCGACCGGCACCATCGCTAACGGCACGTATCAGTACCGCGCCGTGATGGTGTGGGAGGACGAGCGACAGAACACCCACCGCTCGATAGTGTCGGGCCCAGCCCAGCTAGCGCTCGCCGGGGCCAACGACACCATCACGGCGACGGTGTACGCCGCCAAGACACTGCGCCGAAACGCGAACCTAATCACGAACCCGCGTATCGAGTTGTACCGCACGGAGGCCGGGCCGGGGGCGCTGTTCTATCTGACGAACTCTGCCGCCGTGGCCACGTTCACGGACACCGTCACTATCGTGGACACGATGCCAGACGCTACGCTGGTCGGCCAGGCCCAGCTCTACACCCAGGGCGAAGTCGGCGCCACGTCGGGCATTCTCGACCAGGCCCCCGCGCGGCCCAGCGCGTTCGTGGCCGCTACGAAACGTCGGCTTGTTTTGGGTTCGTCCAACACGTCGTATCAGTGGAGCCAGATTTCATTCCCCGAAACCCCAATATGGTTCGCCGAGCCCGGTGTGTCCGGCGACGCCGCCCAAGCGTACTTCGACGATGTCGAGGGCGGGCGCATCACGGGCGTCGCGGCACTCGACGAAATCGTGTTCATCGGGACCGCCGACCGGATTTACGTCACCGGCGGCACGGGGCCGAACTTGGCCGGCGCCGGGGGTGAGTTCTCCCCGCCGGTACAACTCCCCGCCGACGTGGGGTTCTTCAACGCCCAGTCCATTCTGGAGACCTCCGAGGGGCTATGGTTCCTCGGGTCCATCAACACGTTCTATCTGCTCGCACGCGGCACCCCCACCCCGGAGTTGTCCCGCGCCGTCCAGGACCGCCTGACCACCGCGGTGGTCGGGTGCGGGTACGACCACGTCGACAACGTGGCCGTGTGGGCCACGGCGTCGGCCACCGCCGTCGTACGCCAGCTCGACACCAAGCAGTGGTTCGGGGACACGTTGCCGTTCACCCCGATAGCGCTCCACTCGCACGGGGGTCAGTTATACGCCATCGCGTCCGATGGCGTGGTGTGGGCCCAGTCCCCGACCGCATACGGTGACGGTACGTCGGGGGCTACGGCGGTGGCGCTCCGGGTCACGACGGGCCAAATCGGTCCGTTCGAGATGGCCGGGTGGGGGCGGTTGGCCGTGGTGGAGCTCCTAGGGGAGTTCGAGACGGCGGCGGCACTGCTCGCGGAGATATCCTACGACGACGGGCTGACGTGGACGTCCCTCGGCACCCACACCGTGACGGGGTTGTCGTCGGGGCAGGCGTGGCAACGCCAGTGGTACCCGGCCCGCCAACGCGGGGACCGGTTCCGATGTAGGTTCACAATGACGCCGACCGTCACCACCACGGAAGGATGCCGGCTGACCGGTTCAGTGGTATACTACTCCAAGCGGTCGGGTCAGACCCGGCTGGATTCGGCTAAGCGCCGGTGAGGGACTGACGACGATGTACGACCCCAGAAACCCCAACGGTACGCCGACCGCCCCGACCAACGACGGCGGCCGGTCACAACCCATGGCGGCCCCGGTGGTAACGCCGACGGCGGCCCCCGCCCCAGCCGAGCGTGCACCGATGCCCACCAGTAACCCGGGTATCGGGTACAAATGGGTCTACGTGCCAGCCACGAATACGTGGGAAATCCAGGGCGCGTCGGCATCGGAGAAGATGGACCAGCAACTCGCCGCGGCGTCCGCGCCGCCGCCCGCGCCGGTCGTCCCGTACGCCAACGCTGGGGCGTCGGCCACGCCGGCCCAGCCCGCGGTGCAAGACGACGGCTCCGGCGGGCGGGGGTACATCTCCCCGAACGTCTCCCAGACGTATATCGACGCGGGTCAGGCCGCGCAGGCCGCGGCCGCCGCGCCCAAGCCCCAAGGCAGCGTCATCGGCTACGACCCGGGGTACGCTAAAGTCGACCGCACGGCGTACGACCAGGCCGCCCAGGGTTACGACCGGGCCGTGTCGACGTTCCAGTCTGAGCTGGACCGGTTGTCCGGCGTGGACCCGTTCGGCAACCAGGCGTTCCTGCGGCAGGCCACCGACCGTGCGGCCGCACAGGCCGGCGGGCTAGCGGCGGGCGGATTGTCGACGGCGACGGCACGCGCCGGCAACATGCGCCAGGCCCAGGGTGTGCAGGCGGCCCTGTCGTCCCAAGGCCGCGACCAGGCGGCCATCCAGCGTAACGCCGACGAGGTCCAGGCGGGCCAACTCCGGCTGAACGCCGCGGGCGGGCTGGCGAACACCCTAGGCGCGAAGGCGACGAACGAAATCGAACTGGCCAAGCTGGACACCCAGACCGGCATGGCGAACATGGATGCGTACCTCAAAAAGTACGGCATCGACGCCCAGCTGAAGCAGCAAGACATCGAATCCCTCCGCAACGTCAACGTGGAGCTCCAGCGCCTCGGCGAACAGGCGTCCGAGGCCGATGTGAACGCGCTCCTCCAGAAATACGGCATCGACCAGCAGACCAAGACCGCGCTGAAGCAAATCGCCCAGTCCGGGAAGTTCACGCTGAAAGACGTCGTCGGCGGGGTGTTCGGCGTCGGCGCCGCGGTCGCGGGCGGTATCGCCACGAAGTCCGACCGTCGAGCCAAGTTCGACATCCGGGACCCCGACTTGCGGGACCTGGAGGACTATCTAGGCCGTACCAAGGGCAAGCTGTACCGGTACAAAGAACCCAAGTCGCTCGGCCAACGCGCGGGACTGAACTATGGCCCAATGGCCCAAGACCTCCAGAAGTCGAAAATCGGTAAAACCGTCGTCATCGACCGCGGGGAGGACGGACTGTACGTCGACACGGCGCGTCTCGCGCTGGCGGACCACGCCGCGCTGGCGCACCTGGCGGCCGAAATCCGCACGTTGAAGGGCGGTAAGTAATGGCCCTCGGAGACCCGAACGACGACCTCCTAGACCCCGCCGTAGCCGAGGCCACCGGGCTAGCCCCCGGCGCGTCCGACGTCGTGTCGGTGACCCCGCACGACGTCGACCCGGCGTATTCCATGGTCGAATACGCCGACGGGCGTAAGGAAACAATGCCCACGTCTGAGGCGTCGGCGCTGCCCCAGGCGCAGCCACAGATAGGCCCCCCGCCGCCAATGGGCCCGCCCCCGCCGCCTGTCGGCGCAGGCAACCCGGACGCTGCAGAACCGCCGCCCGGCGACCCGACACGTGACGCGTGGCTCGCGCAGCAGCAGGCTGCTGGATTCCACGGCGAGACGCCCGGGAACCCGTTCCCGCGTGACGTATCTCGATATAAGCCCCCGGGCGCCCCGGACTCCACGTTGGAGCTGGCTCCGGGTGATGGGCCGGGCACACTGCCCTCCGCCCAGCCCGACCCGAACGCCCCCGTCGCCCCGGGCGACGCTCCGACTGTTGCCGGCGGGAAGTACTCCACCGGCGTAACCGAGAACGAAACCGTCGCGGACCCGGGCGCGCTGATGGAGAACACTCTCGGCACGGCCGACGAGGTGGCCGGCGCCCTGGACGAGCAAGCCCGTGGCGCCCAGGTGGCCACGTCTGTGCAGAACCAGGCCGAGCTGGAGGCTAACGAGGCCCGCCAGCAACAGGTCCAAGACGACCTACACAAGGCCCAAATCCACACGGAGGAGGCCCAGAAGGTCGTCGACGCTATCGAGGCTACCCCTATCGAAGAGGACTTCTATAAAGACGCCCCCGGCCGCCAGGTCGCAGCGTGGGTGGCACTGGCGTTGTCCGGGTTCCTGTCGGGGAGCACCCAGGGCGCCAACCCCGCTATGGCCCAAATGATGCAGGCGCTCCAGCACGCCCAGGACCGGTTCATCGACAACCAGAAGGCCTCGAAAACGTCCAAACTGGCCCTACGTACGAAGCAGCTCGGCGACGCGAAAGTCGCTGAGGCGTCCATGCGGATGCAGATGGGGAAGCTGTTCGACGACCACGCCAAAATCCAAGCCAAGCAGTTCGGCCTGGACGCGCTGCCCCCGGCGGTGTCGACGGCCGGCGCCAAGATGCGCGTCGACGCGGCCCAGCAGGCGAACGTGGTGGGCATGCACGTCAAGCGCACGACGGACGAACGGTTCGAACGTGAACGCCAGCCCGCCGCCCCGACGAACCAGGCCGAGCAGCAGCTCCAGGGCATCCTGGGCCCCCAGTACGCCAAGAAGCACCAGGAGGCTACGGACCCGAAGGGTACGAACCTCCCCGGCATCCTGACCGGTGCCCAGCGCGCCGAGCAAATCAAGTCCCGTCTCGACCAGCTCGCGGCCAAGCACGGCGGGTCGCTACCCGGCGAGGGCGTCACGGGGACGTTCGGCGCCAGCACGTCGGCCAAGGTGTTCGGCGACCAGGCATCGAAAGACGTCCTGGAGGCCCAGTCCCTGAAGGAGGAGCTGAAGCTCGCGTTCAAGCAGTCCTCGACCACCAGCAAGTACTTCGACTCCGAGAAGGAAGGCCAGGGGTTGAACGACATCCTGAACACGGGGAATTGGGAGACGTCCTCCAAGGCCGTCTCGTCGTACGTCCAGCGCGCCAAACAGGCCGCGCTGTCCATCGCGGACGGCGTCGCGCCGGGGCGCGGGCCGCAGTACCTCCAGTATCTACAGGGAGCGTCTACCGAGCGGGCCAGCGCGCCCACGCCGAAGCGTTCTACGGGGTTTAAGGTCGAGGGCGCCAGTCCGGCGGCCACACCCACGGGCGAGGCCCCGGCGCCGCGCCCTTTACCGACGGCCGGCTCGACCCCGCCCCAAACGGGCTCCCGACCCGGCACCTACGTCAGGCAACACAAGTCCCGTCCGTGAACACCCCCATCGATATGGGGGAGGTCCGTCAGAAGCTGCGCGGGTTGCTCGGGGACGACTCCCCGGCAGTGGACCTGCTGGCGGCCCAAATCGCCCTGGAGTCCGACGACGGCCGCGCCACCCGCGGGTACAACGTCGGCAACCGGAAGCCGGCGGACCAGCCCGGGGAGAAGTACCAGGTGTTCCGTACGTGGGAGCTGGAGAACGGGCGCCGTGTCGACCGAAACGAACCGTTCCTGGCCCACGACTCACTGGACGAAGGTCTGCTAGAATACGTGAAGTACCTCGACCGGAAGGGCCTGCTGGACGCGGCCGACACGGGCGATGTCGACACGTACAACCGGGCGCTGAAAGCAGCCGGGTACTACACCGCGGATGAAACCAAGTACGGTAACATCCTAAAAAAGAAGCTGGGGCGCTGACGCATGGCCGACCTATACCTAAAAGACCCTAAGACCGGCGAAGTCGTCGTATTCGACGAGGCTGACGCCCAGGGCGCGGCCAATGCCGGGTACCAGCCCGTCGACCAGGCCACGTATGCCAAGGCCCGACAGGCCGAGGCCGCCAGTATGGGCCAAGGCGAGGCCGTCAAGGCTGGTCTGCTACAGGCCCCGGCGGACTACTCCAAGAGCACGGAGTTCCTGTCGAAAGTCGTATCCGGCGCCACATTCGGGCTAGGGGCGCCTGCGGACCCAGAGTCCGCCGCGTACGCCCAGCGATACCAGACCGAGCACCCATACGCGGCGGCGGGTGCGGAGATGCTCGGCCAAGCCCCGGCCATGCTGCTGGGCGGTGCGGCCGGCTCGGCCGTACGCGGCGCGGCCGAGGCCGGTGGTGGTCTACTCGCCCGAGCCGGTGGCGTGGCGGCGGACTACGGCATCAACGCCGCCGTCGGCGGCGCCCAGATGGAGGCCGAACGCGCCCGTACTGCGGGGGACGATTTCTCGTTCACCGACGCGGCCATCGCCGGCGTCGGCGCGGAAGTCCTCGGCCGGGGGGCGGCGTGGGGCATCTCCAAGGGCGTCGGCGGCGCCAGAAACCTCGTCGCTCGAGCCGGTCGTGACGCGGTCGCGGCGGACGCCGAGCGGACGCTGTCGAAAGGCGGCTGGGTGGGCGACTACCGCACGGCCCAGCACGCCGACGTGTACCACGACCAGCTAGCGGACCTCGGCGCCAAGGACCTCGACACCCTGGAGACCGCCACGGCCGAAGTCGGCCGGCAGGATAAGAAACGCGCCCGTATCATGCGGTCAGTGGTGGAGCGGCCCGCCGCCCAGCACGAAATCAACGTGGCGTCAGTCGAGGGGCTCCAGCGTCTACGCGGCGCCCTGGCGGATGAGCTGGAGTCCGCGCCCAGCGGCCCGGCCAAACGCCTCGCCAAGCAGCTCGACGACCGCATCGCGGCGCTGGAGGAGACCCCGCGCGGGAAGAAACTATGGCGTATCCTGGACGAAAACCGCCAGGCGCTACAGGAATACCGCCAGGACCTCCACCAGGCCTACGACACGAACCCCGGGTCGGCGTGGTTGTCGCGTGAAGGCCTCGCGGCCATCGACGCGGCCGAGGAAGCCACCCGTAACGCGCTCCTCCGCGAGGACGCGTGGGGTGAGGCCGCGGCGCGTATGCAGCGCGAGTATAACGTCCCGTTCCACGAGAAGTGGTTCCCGGCCCGCAAGACGGTGCTGAGCGACCTACATTTCGCGACCGGCAAAGACGCCCAGGGGTTCACCACTTACCGGGGCGAGCCGGGCAAGCTGCGAAAATTCCTCACCGGCTTGGGGGGAACGTCACCGGACACCCACCGGGCGCGGGAATTATTCACCCAGTACCTAGACGGGGCCGAGGCCATCGCCCGTGCGGGCGAAAAGGACTCCCCGAAGGCGGCGCGTGAGGCCCTGGAGGCCGTCCGTCGATTGCGTAAGAACATGGCCAACGCCACGTTCATCAACGCCGCCGCGGCGCGTACCGCCGAGCGTGGCGCCCTGGCGTCGGCCGGGGCCACCGTCGCTGGCGCTGCGGTCGGTGGGGCGGTCGGGGGGGCCGGTGGTGCCGTGCTCGGCGGCGCGGCCGTGCGCGGCGCCAAGCTCGGGACGTGGTTCGGCCAAGTCGCCCACCGGTTCAAGGTGTTCCACGGCACGGCCGAGTCCATGGCTGAGCTACTGGCTAAGGACGCCCTCCCGCCCGCGCGTACCGCCGCGGAGGAGCTATCCGAGCGCCTGACGGGGGACATCCTCGACGCCCCGTTCCCCAAGGCGGAGTCTCTCCGCGCGCCGGCCGACACCGGGGCGCTCGCCGGGCAACCCCAGCGCGCCGTCGGCGTGGCCGCGCCCCCGGAGCCCCCCGGGCCGGGAGTGTTCCCGGGGCCGGGCCAGGTCGGGCGGCAGGACACCCCCCGCCGACCCGCGGGCATGGAGGCCATCACCCCCCAGGCCCAGCGCGACGTCGGCGCCGCGCCGCCCCCGCCGACGCGCGGCGGTGGTGGATGGACACCGATGGCCGCCCCGTCGTCACTGGAGGGCGACCTGGAGCGCCTCGGCGGGGGCGAATCCCAACTCCCGTCGGTCCGCGAAGGCGCCGAGGTCCCGCTGCCCGGGGAGGCCCACGTCAACGAAACCCCCACGTTCCCGACCCCGTACCGCACCGAGGGCGCGGCCGACCTGGAGGCCCGCCTGGCGCCCCACGCCGGCGCCCAGTCGCGTGAGGCCGCGCGTCTCACGGCGTTGACCGAGGGCGAGTTCGCCCACGTGGTCGACGGGCTGAACGCCGCGGGCCAGCGCGCCCCCGATGGTACACTGCTGGGGGACTTCCTGCGGTCGCACGCGGATGAGCTGAAGTCCTTCGGTCTCATCGCCGCGGGCACGGGCGCCGGTGCCGCGGCCGAGTACGCCGAAAACGACGGCCACGCCGGGTACGCCGGAGCGGCCGCGGGTGGCCTGGCGGCGCTGGGGCTGTCGGGGCGGTTGGGCAAAGCGCTCCTCCTCGGGGCGCGATTCGAGGCGTCGGAGGCGGGTAAGGCGGAGGCCACGGCTATCGTCAACAAAGCCATGCACTCCCTGCCGCCACCCCCGGAGCAGGTCACGACCCACTACTACGGGAGCATGGTCGGCACCGTGGACGACCCGTCGGGGAAGCTCGCGGGGCTGAAACGCATGTTCGAAGTCACGCGTGACGCTGCGCGGCACCTAGAGCCCGAAGAACAGCACGCTATCTCCGAATGGGTGGGGACGTCGTCCCCCATCAAGTACGAGCAGCGCACGGGGTTGCAACTGGCGCATCGCGCAGACGACGCGCCGCTAGCCCCCGCATTCGAGTCGGCGATGGATAAGCTCACCGTCACGAACCCCACCAAGCACGGGGATTTGTACCGGTACGTGCACCTGGAGGACTCGGGTCTCGCGGACCTCCTGACGAAAGACGAGTTCAAGGCCGGGTCGCACCTGTCGACGGCGTACTACCCGGATACGGACTTCGGACCCCACGAGCTGCGGTTCACGAAAGTCGATGCGGCGGGTGGGCTCATCGGAGTCAACCCGGCCGAGATGGAAATGGTCATCCCGCCCGACGCCCGGTTCCGCGTCACGGGGCGGTACGCCAACCCGGAGACGGGGAACTTCACGTTCACGCTAGAGGAAATCCCGGACACCCGCGCGGGCGGTCTAAAGGATGTCGGCTATCTGGCACTACCGGCTGTCGGCGCCGGGGCCCAGGCCTTGGCCGGGGGTGGCGGGGACGAGTCCGGCGGTGGGGACGACGGCACGTCGGGCGCGTCGATGGGATTCATCGGCGCGGCGGCGATGTTCAAGCAGGCCCGCGGGCGCCTCGTGGCGGACGTCGCGCGGCGACTGTTCTCCCCGACGGTGGGGCGGCTAGCGACCAAGCTCGCGGCGCGCGCGGTCTACTCCCGGGCGGACCTGGCCAAGCGGCGCCAGGAGTTCCAATCGTGGCAGGAGAACCCCCAGGAACTCGTCGACCGCGTGGCCGAGGGGTTCCGCGACGTGCCGCCCGGCGACGCCCAGGTAGCCACCCACGCCGGGGTGTTCCGGGCGGCGGCGTTTCTGCGCGAACGCCTCCCCCAGACCACGAAGTCCAACCCAATGTCGATGCGG